AGCCTGCGAATACTACGAAACAGGCGAAGAAATGACTAAGTGCGGAGTAGGTAAAGGCATGGGTCATTGTGCTATATTTGACTTTGTATGTTCCGATGAGAATGGCTGTCAGGCTTGGGAAGCTGTTGGTGAGGAAGAAGAATACGAGGAGGAAGAATGAAACAGGGTCTCTACAGCAATATCGCAGCAAAGAGAAAACGCATAGCCGAAGGATCAGGCGAAAAGATGCGTAAGCCAGGCACAGCAGGCGCACCAACAGCCAAGGCTTTTAAACAAGCAGCTAAAACTGCTAAACCTTACAAAAAGAAATCTTGAGATTAGGGATAATAATCCCCTACCGAAACAGAGAGGAGCATCTAAAAAAGATGCTACCTCATACAGTCTCATTCTTTCGTAGAAATACCGACATAGAACCCTTGTTTGTTCTAGCCGAACAAGCAGACGATCTACCTTTTAACCGAGGCGCAATAGTCAATCATGCTTACGCAGCTTGTGCAGGCATGATCGATTATGTGTGTTTTCACGATGTAGACTATATGCCGATGTGGGCAGACTACACCGAACCTAACCTACCAAGCCGAATAGTCTGGTATGGCATGGATAAACGACCAGTAGGACATGGCACAGACAGAGCAGTATGCGCGCAACGCTACGGATTAGCAGCAGTTGCAGTCATGCGTAAGTGGCATTTTGAAGCCTGTAACGGATATTCCAATACTTATTGGGGATGGGGTTACGAGGACACAGACCTGGCTAAGAGGCTTGAATCAGTCGGGATACCCTTAGAGTACAAGGATGGTACTTTTATCGCTCTAGACCACGATTCTAACGGCTACGATGCCAACGGAGAGTCCGAGGCAAGCAAGGCAAACGCAGAACGATTTAAGCATAGGGTTTACCCTGATATGGTAGATGGACTTAGTACACTAGGTGCTACTGTTGTTTCTATACAACAACATATCGCAAGAGGCATGGCAGATGGAGAGCAAGCACCCTTATTGTGGTGTAAATATAACCTAGAGGATTTATATGAAAATGTCTAAGTCGCAAAAGAAAATCGGTAAAGTGATGGGCGAGTACAAAGCTGGAAAACTAAAGTCTAGCTCTGGTAAAAAGGTAAGCAATCCCAAGCAAGCCATCGCTATTGCTTTGTCAGAAGCTGGTAAGTCAATGCGAGTCAAGAAGTGAAAATCCGAGAGGCTGCTGGAGTACTAGAAAGAATCGGTGTAGCAGGTTATAACAAGCCTAAAAGAACACCAAACCACCCTACTAAAAGCCATGTCGTAGTCGCAAAAGAAGGCGATAAGGTAAAGACCATACGATTTGGTCAGCAAGGTGTAAGCGGTGCAGGAGCTAATCCCAAGACCGAGGCAGGCAAGGCAAGACAAAAATCATTCAAGGCTCGTCATGCAAGCAACATTGATAAAGGTAAGATGAGTGCAGCCTATTGGGCAGACAAAGTTAAGTGGTAATAAATAAAGGATAGATATGGCAAGCCTATTAGATCTGGCACAAGCCCGATTAGGTGGCTTGTTAGCTCCGCAAAGACAATCTATGGCAGGACTGCTTGGTGGCAGACAGCAAACAGGAACACTAGCAGGAGCATTACAAGGTTATACACCTCCACAGATGACAACAATGACTAATCCACAAGTGATGGATTATGCAAGAAATGTGGCGCAGTCAGCACAACAGAATCTACAAACGCAGATGTCTGACTTAGACAAAGCCTTAGTAATGGATCAAGGCGGTATCAATGTAGGAGACCGGCAAGCTCTTGCAAGGCTAATGGAGCAGATTCCAGGACTTATGGGTGCTACTGCCTATCATGCAAGCCCTTATAAATTTAATAAATTTGATCCATCTAAAGTAGGAACTGGAGAGGGCGCACAGTCGTATGGTGTTGGTGCTGGCTATGTAGCTCAAAATCCTAAAGTAGCTAACGAATATTTCAAAGCATTTACAGATGTAGAATCAATTCCTTTAATGTACAAAGGAAAAAAGGTAGATACTCCTTGGAATGATGAGATTAGCCAAAGATGGGCTGATGTTATAGAAAAAAATAAGTTTACCCAAGAACAAGTTGAAGATTTCCAAAGTGTTTTAGGCAATCTTTCTCAAGTTAATACAATGCAAGATGTGCCAAATGTTCTTAGGGGTTTATCCAAAGATCAATTAAAAATCTATGATAAATATATTAAGTCTGAGCTAACAAAGCCAGAAACACCAGAAGCATTTATGTATAAGGTAGATGTTGCTGATGAAGCAATACCAAAGATGCTAGATTGGGATAAGCCACTAGCAGATCAAACAAAAGAAGTTCAGGAAGCATTAAAAAAACTAGGAATATCTACAGATAAACAAAAACTGAGTGAATTTGATGATGCTTTGCTAAAGGCTCTAAATACCAATGAAAATGTAATATTGCCAGAACAGCCAATAAATCCTACTGGTTCAGAAATATACCAAAGATTAATTGGTGGAAGTCCAGAAACAACATCAGCAAAACTAAAAGAAGTCGGAATTACTGGAATTAAATATTTAGATGCTTTTAGTAGAAAAGATACTCCAAAGCCAACATATAACTTTGTGCCTTTTGACCCAGAAGATATGAAAATCTTAGAAACAACAAAAGGACTTCTAGAATAAACTGTTGTAGAATAGCAACATCATCAACCATCAACCCCTAGGGAATGGAATGGAAAACTCTACAGAAAACAATAATCTACAAGTTGAGCCAACTAATAAAGGTGGCGCACCTACAGGCAACCAGAATGGTAAGAAGGGAAAGCTCTTTTACGATGCACTAAGAGTAGCCCTAGTACAAGAGGATCGAAAGAAACTCAGGAACATTACCGAGAAGCTAGTCAAGTCAGCAGAAGCCGGAGAGCCTTGGGCAATCAAGGAAGTCATGGACAGGATAGATGGTAAGCCTGTTAACACTACCGAACTAAGTAATGCAGAAGGTGGATTCTTTAAGATGGTGGTCGCTTGGGAGAAGTAGAGTACGCAGATGACGAAGTAAAAAGAGTAGTCATCCCTTACAAGCCAAGAGAACCACAGTTACAGATACATGAGGCGATGGATAAAAATCGCTTTGTAGTGGTAGTGGCACATCGTAGGATGGGTAAAACAGTACAAGCTCTGAACGCGCTAATTAAAGCAGCGATGGAAAACGACAAGCCTAATCCTAGGTATGCGTATATAGCACCGACATATAGTCAGGCTAAGAGAGTAGCTTGGGATTACCTTACAAACTTTGTAAGACCATTGGATGCTACAGCTAATATAGCGGAGTTAAGAGTAGACTTCTTTGGTAGACGAATACAGTTATACGGATCAGATAACCCAGACTCACTCAGAGGTCAATATTTTGACGGGTCAGTTTTAGATGAGATAGGCGATCAGAACCCAAAAATATGGAACGAGATCCTGAGACCCAGTTTGGCAGACAGAAAAGGGTTTTGTCTGTTTATTGGCACACCCAAGGGCAATAACCACTTCAAAGACTTGTTCGACAGAGCAGGTAAAGAAGAAGGATGGGCAGCACTACAGTTTAAGGCAAGCGAAACAAAGCTACTAGATGAACAAGAGTTACTGTCTGCCAGAAAAGAAATGGGAGACGATAAGTACAATCAAGAGTTCGAGTGTTCATTTTCGGCTGCTGTGGAGGGAAGCTATTACGGAAAACTTCTCAACGAGGCAGAAGAAAAAGGTAGGATGTGCAATATAGATCGAGATGATTTATGTAGGACATATGTTGCATGGGATCTCGGAATGGGAGACTCCACAGCGTTGTGGACTGCACAAGTAACAGGACAAGAAGTAAGACTACTAGACTATGTAGAGAATCATGGTCAAGGACTCGATTGGTATGTCAACTGGCTAAAAGATAACAAGTGGGAGAAAGCAGAGCAACTCCTACCACATGATGTAGAAGTAAGAGAGCTAGGCACAGGCAAGAGCAGATTGGAAGTGTTGAGAGAAGCTGGACTAGATGTTCGGGTTCTGCCAAGACTTTCTGTAGATGATGGTATTCAGGCAGTCCGTAGACTCTTACCGAGATGTTGGTTCAATATGCCACAGGTAAAGCAAGGACTAGACTGTCTTAGGAACTATAGGCGCGATTATGACGAAAAGCGTAATGTCTTTTTTGACAAGCCAATGCACGACTGGGCAAGTCATGGATCAGACTCGTTTAGGTATCTAGCATTAGGAATGGAACAAAACACTACTTGGTCGCAACCGATAACAGTAAAAACTTCATGGATCGTATAAATGGATGAACAAAAACTAAAGGTCATTCTCGAAGCAGAGATAGACGATTCTATCGGCTATGTAGAGACCGAGACAGTAGAGCAACGCACAAAGGCGATCAACTACTACAATCGTTACGAGTATGGCAACGAGATAGATGGTCGTTCTAAGATCGTAACAGGCGAAGTAGCCGAGGTCGTAGATGGCGCTTTACCTCAAT